TGTACCAGCCTGTCTTGTCTCCATGCCCGCCCGACCCCTTCGTTCCCGAATTAAATCGGTGGATCTTTCCATCCAGCAAAATTTCGCGAGGAAGCGACATGCCGGAGCCAGAGATAGCGTCAAGAAGCTGAGTTTCTGGCGAAAGGCTTGTTTCTGCCGGAGGGCTCCAAGGCCCGCCTAATATGCCTGTTAGATCAGCCATTTTGCTTTGTCCCTTCAAGGTAGTCGCTCAAAGCCTTGAGGACCTTGTAGCTAGGGTTAGCGTCTTCATTATCTCGCACGCCTTTGATTGTATTGTAATGCAGGCCGGTTGAGACGGACACCATGCTAATTCGTCGGTCCTTCAAGGCAACCCTTATCTGTTCGATTGTCATCATTTTTTAATCCCCTGTTGATTTTTGACATTTCGCTGTTGCTAAATGCCACAAGGCGTTCTAAATTGCAAATGTTGATCGAACGGAATGGTCCAACCGATCAAAACCGAGGAGGCCGCATTGGCCATATCAGTAAAAAATACCGGCAGCTTGTCTGCCAACGGCGTCAAGCTGCTTGTCTATGGGCAAGCGGGCGCCGGAAAAACCAGCCTGATTCGCACATTGCCTGATCCGATTGTGCTTTCCGCCGAGGGCGGGCTTCTTTCCATTCAGGACGCCAATCTCCCTTATATCGAGATCACCAGCATGGATGATCTGAAGGAGGCGTTCGAATGGATGTCGACCCCTGAAGGTCTTGGCTTCAAAAGCGTGGCGCTGGATAGCATTAGCGAAATTGCTGAGGTTGTGCTGAATCACGAAAAGAAGATCGCGAAAGATCCCCGCCAAGCCTATGGCGCCATGCAAGAGCAGATGGCCGACATTATCCGCGCTTTTCGCGATCTGCCCGGACGTCATGTCTACATGAGCGCCAAGCTGGAGAAGTCGCAGGACGAAATGGGTCGCATCTTGTATGCGCCATCGATGCCCGGCAACAAGACCGGCCAGAGCCTGCCCTACTTCTTTGACGAGGTGCTGGCGCTGCGGGTTGAGAAGGACGCTGATGGCAACACCCAGCGCGCTATTATGTGCGACTCGGATGGCCTGTGGCTGGCCAAAGATCGCTCCGGCAAGCTGGGTGCATGGGAAGCTCCTGACCTCGGCGAGATTATTGCCAAGATCGGAGGTGCGGCATGATGCCGCTACAGAAATTATCTGGGGAATGGCTGGAGGCAAAGGAAGCCGAGCGAAACGCCACCGAAAGGCGGCGCCTTATTGAGGATGAGATGGTCCGCCTCATTGGGTTGGAGCAGACGGACGAGCACACCCGCAAGGTGGAGGCCGATCCCTTCACCATCAAGATTGCCTGCCGCATTAACCGCAAGGTTGATGGGGACATGGCCCAAGAGATTGCAGCGGAGCATGACATGCAGGACCACCTTGGCCTGCTGTTCCGCTGGAAGCCAGAACTGAGCATGACCGCATGGAACGGCGTGGGCGACAACGTGAAACAAGTCTTCGCCCGCGCAATTACCGCAACCCCCGGGCGTCCCTCTTTCACGATCACGTTGGAAGCCCCTATCTCAAACATGAAGGCAAAGTAAAATGGCAAACCTTGGTGAAATCTTTGACGTTGAGTTTCTCCCGCAGGGCAAGACATCCTTTGATCCCATCCCGCCCGGCTGGTACACGGTCACGATAGCCTCGGCAGAGGTGAAGGCCACGAAGAACGGGACGGGCCAGTACATTGCCCTGCGCTATGACATCACCGGCCCGACCCATCAGGGGCGGGTGGTGTTTGGAAACCTTAACATTCGCAACCAGTCCCCGAAGGCCGAAGAGATCGGGCGCCAGCAGCTTGGCGACATCTGCCGCGCCATTGGGTTGGCGAAGGTTGGCGACACGGACCAGTTGGTCGGCCATGGCCTGTCGATCAAGGTGGACATCGAGAAGTCCGAGCAGTACGGCGACAAGAACCAAGTCAGGGGATTCAAGCCTGTTGTTGGGGGGGCGCCGAAAGTTGTGGGGATGGCCGCTACTATTTTCGCCGCTGCGCCTGCGAAGGCTGCCCCTCCTTGGGCCAAGAAGTAACATCAACAGCCGGGGCTGAAAGGCCCCGGTCTTCTCTGGAGGCACTATGAAAATTCCTGACCGCGAAAGCACCATCGAAAACCTGATCGACAAGGCGCACGAAGCTCGCCCAGATCGCCCTCGCCCTCACATGGGCGCGTCAATGCTTGGCAGCATATGCGAGCGCAAAATGTGGCTGTCGTTTCGCTGGGCGGTGCAGCCAAAGTTTCCGGGCAGGATCTTGCGCTTGTTTCGCCGAGGGCATCAGGAAGAAACCAACATCATCAAAGACCTTCGTAGCATTGGGATTGCAGTCAAGCCGTTGAACGCACAGGAAGGCGTAGACTTTGGTTGCCATGTATCCGGCAGCATTGATGCCATAATTGAGAGCGGTGTGCCAGAAGCCCCGTCTAAGCGCCACATTGGCGAGTTCAAAACGCACTCATTGAAATCATTCAACGACGTGGAGGCGAAAGGTGTCGAAAAATCAAAGCCTGAACATTTCGCTCAGATGCAAGTCTATATGCACGGAACCGGCATTGACCGTGCATTATACGTGGCGGTTTGCAAGGACAACGACCGCATCTACACCGAGCGCGTTCGCTATGACAAAGAGATGGCTGAAAAGCTGGTCGCGCGTGGCAAGCGCCTTGCGCTGTCTGAGCGTATGCCTCCACCTATATCGACTGACCCGTCATGGTTTCAGTGTAAATTCTGCGATGCGCATTCTTTCTGCCACGAGACGCATCTGACCGAGCATGTGAATTGCAGGACATGCGCGCACAGCACCCCCAAGGATGACAGCACTTGGCATTGCGAGCGATACGACACACCGATTGAGATTGAAACCCAACATGGCGGGAAAAACTGTCCTGCACATACGCTGCACCCTGATCTGGTGCCGTGGCACATGTTCGATGGCAGCGACTGGATCGCCGTTTACGAGGTGGACGGGCGCAAGGTCAGGAATGGCGAGGGCGAGGTTAGCAGCCAAGAGCTGATCGACAACGCCTCGGGCTGCGTCAACCCGACAGTCGAGAAGATCAAGCAGATATGGCCGGGTGCCAAGGTGGTGAAATGATACATTATCACGGAACACCAATCAGCCCGATCAGCGCATTGCTGGAAATGCACGGCAGGCACTTCTGTGTCAGTCATGCCGCTCCTAATGATGTGGCTAGGTGCCATCAAATTGGCCAGTCCGTGATGCTCGACAACGGTGCCTTCTCGGCATGGAAGACCGGGAAGACCGTGGATTGGGCCGGGTACTATAATTGGACTGATCGCTGGCTAGATTGCCCAACAACATGGGCGGTCATCCCTGACGTGATAACTGGCTCTGAAGATGAGCAGGATGCGTTAATATCCCAGTGGCCTTATGGCCATCGCGGCGTTCCAGTTTGGCACATGCACGAATCCATCGACAGGCTCGTGCGTCTGACATTGGAATGGCCGAAGGTCTGCGTTGGATCGTCTGCGCAATATGCTGTTGTCTTGTCGCCTGCATGGGTAAGGCGCATGGACGCGGCTTGGAACGCTGTGGAGCGCCACCATAAAAGAACACCCCCGATGCACATGCTTCGCGGCATGGCGCTCAGTGGGCGTGAGTGGCCGTTCGCCTCGGTGGACAGCACGGACATCGCGAGGAACCACCACCGCGAACATAACTCACCCCGCAAGATGGCTGACAGGTGGGATACGGTCCAATGTCCTCATAAATGGGTCCAGACACCTGAGCAAATGGAGATAATCTAATGAAAATAACATATGAGATTGAAGTGCGCGGACTTTGCCCTGTTGACCTTTCATTTGATGTCTATCAGGTGAAGATAAGTTCAATGAAAATTGTCCAAGTTGAGGACATAATTTCAGTTGTTAACGCAATCAAATGGCCTTTGTATCAAGAGGAGATGACGCAAAAGTTGGCTGAAGAATTGCAATGTTCAGTTTGCAGTGTTGGCCATCACTCGGGTGTTAAAACGACGGTCGAGGTTTGACATGACCCAGCTATATAGACACTTTGATAAAGACGGAGTGCTTCTTTATGTTGGAATATCGCTCAGTTCTGTAGCAAGGCTGAGGCAGCATGAAGATCATTCTCATTGGTTTGAGAAGATCACTCGCGTTGAGATTGAGAATTTTGAAACACGCGAAAAGGCAATAGAAGCAGAAGTCAACGCCATAATCTGTGAAAAGCCAATACACAATATTATGCACAACAACAAATCAGCAGATGAATATGAAAAAATTCAAGCTGATAAAAGCCGTAAAGAACTGACGGGGAAAATGGTGCATTTCAAAACTTTCTACACGTTCGTAGAGGTCGGAAGTTTGCTTGGTATTGGTTCAAAGGCAGTGCAAGGGCTCGTCAGCGAACGAAAGCTTGGTGCAATTAGATTACCCTTGCGCAAAGAAGGGCTAAGCCATCACGGCACACCATTTAAGGAAAAAAGGGTTGTCAGTGGTTGGCAACTCATCTCTTACATTGAGAGCCTGCACAAGGAGTCCATTTAATGACCCAGCTTCGTGAATATCAACAGAAAGCCATCGACGATCTTTATGCTTGGTTTTCGGCAGGCAATGCGGGCAATCCCTGTATTGTCATGCCGACCGGATCGGGCAAGAGCCACATCGTGGCGGCGCTGTGCAAGGATGCCTTGCAGACGTGGCCTGAGACGCAGATTCTTATGTTGACGCATGTAAAAGAACTTATCGAACAGAATGCCGCAAAAATGAGAGAACATTGGCCCAATGCACCAATGGGAATCTACTCTGCCAGCATCGGTAAGAAGCAACTTGGCGAACCCATTACATTCGCGGGCATCCAATCGATTGGGGACAAGGCGGCACAAGTTGGCCACGTTGATTTGGTCATCATTGATGAATGCCATTTGGTGAACCATAAGGAGTCTGGCACTTATCGCATGTTCCTTTATGAGCTGACCATGATTAACCCGGCGCTTCGTATAATCGGGTTGACCGCTACGCCATTCAGGCTGGGGCATGGGTACATTACCGACAAGCCCGCCATGTTTGACGCGCTGCTGGAGCCGGTCAGCATCGAAGAACTGATCTACAAGGGTTTTTTGGCTACGCTGCGTAGCAAGCACACGAAAGAGCAGCTTGACGTTTCTGGCGTAAAGAAGCGTGGCGGTGAGTTTATTGAGAGCGAGTTGCAGGCGGCTGTGGACACTGATCCAAAGAACCGAGCGATTGTTGATGAAGTCATCGAAATGGCCGGGGATCGCAAGGCTTGGTTATTTTTCTGCACTGGCGTTGACCATGCCTATCATGTGGCGAAAGTGCTAAATGATAAGGGAATTGCTGCATCCTGCGTGACAGGAAAGACGCCAAAGAAAGAGCGTGAGAAAATTCTGAACGACTTTAAATCAGGCAAGCTGCGGGCGCTCACCAACGCCAATGTGTTGACAACCGGGTTCGATTACCCTGACATTGACTTGATCGCCATGCTTCGACCTACAATGAGCGCAGGACTGTACGTGCAGATGGCGGGGCGTGGGATGCGCTTGAAGTCTCACACCGATCATTGCATGGTTCTGGACTTCGCGGGTGTGGTATCAACGCATGGCCCCATCACTGCGGTGCAACCGCCCAAGAAGCCCAAGCCGGGGCAAGAGGGTGAAGCGCCTGTCAAGCTTTGCCCCAACTGTCACGAGCTGGTTCATCCCAGTGTGCGCGAATGCCCATCCTGCGGGTTTGAATTTCCTTTTGCTCAGAAAAAGCTGGAGCTTCGGCATGATGACATTATGGGCCTTGAAGGGAATGAAATGGCGGTTACTGAATGGCGCTGGCGCAAGCACATCAGCCGCGCTAGCGGGAAGGAAATGTTGGCGGTTTCATATTATGGTGGCTTGTCAGACCCGGCAATTACTGAGTACTTTCCGGTGACGCATGACGGGTATGCGGGAGAAAAAGCGGCGCAAAAAATCTTTCAACTAAGCAACCTCTCTAAAGCCAAAATAAACTTGATGGAAACAAATATGGACGCAATGTCTGATTCGTTGAACACTGGCGCACCGCCTCACACCATAAAATATGAAAAAGACGGAAAATTCTACCGTGTAACAAACAGGAGCTGGAAATGAGACACGAAAAGCCTGAAGAACTTGAAGCGCACGAAAAGATGATGGCAGAACTTTTCGCCAAGGGGCCGCCCAAGTTTTGCTACAACTGCATGAATTACAGCGGGGATGGGCGCTGCGGAGTGTTTGACATGGAGCCGCCCAAAGAGTTTACTCAAGTAGCAAATCAGTGCGACGAATGGTTTATGGAGCCTCCATTTTGAGTGACAGAATTCCGACAGAATATGAAGAACAGCGCGAGCTAGTCAAATGGTTTCGTCAAACTTTTGACGGTGTAAGGATATTCGCTATCCCCAATGGGGGTGCTCGTAGCATTACTACCGCCACGCGGTTGAAGGTTGAGGGAGTCAGCGCCGGAGTTCCAGACTTGTATATTCCGGCGTGGAAATTGTGGATTGAAATGAAGCGAAGCAAAGGGGGTGTTGTGGATAAAAATCAAAAAGATTGGCATTCATATTTGACTTCAATCGGTGATCTCGTCATGATTTGTCGTGGCGCCGAAGAAGCCAAAAAGATGATCAGAGAAGTCCAACAGAAGGAGCCTAAATGCGTTTTGAAATCATCATGAATATGCCGGTTAGGGGCAATGACGCGCAACGCAGAGAACCTGATCCTGCCTCGCCCCCCGCACCTGTTCAGCCCCCTGCTTTGATTCACAGGATCATCGTTGATTATCCTGCACCGAGTCTTGTCGATTTTCTAAATGAGACCATCGACGATGATTTCATCATTGTAGAGGAGTTTTACCCCGGAAAGTTTAGCAAAGAGTACGAGTCGCATGGGCTTGTTGCCCTCAATCGCCGATATATTGGCAAGATCAAACAATGGGAACGAAAATGAACCATAAAGAAATCCTCTACAAAGCAGCATCTATTCTAAATGAGCGCGGCGAAACCTATGGTGACATCGCCCCTCTTTTCAAGAATGCTGCACAACTGGCGTCGATCATCACCGGGAAAGACTACACCGAATACGACATTTCTGTGGTGATGGAGGCTGTGAAGCTTGCAAGGCGTCGAGCAAATCCAAGGGTTGCCGACCATTACATCGACAATGTAAACTACACTGCGTTCTCGGCGCAGTTTGCCCTGAACGAACATGATGGAGATAAATCTGCTGCCTTGGCAACGCAGCCTGTTGAAGAGGTTCAAAATGCGCAAAACATCACTGTTCACTTTGATGGCAGCAACACTACTGTCGTCGCAAGCTCTGGCGATTGAAGAGGAAGACGCCGGAGCTTTTTTTCGCTCTCAGGTCATCCTTCAAACAGATCGGTTTGTACCGTTCAAAAAGCAGGAAGTGGTTGAAAAGATAGCGAAAAAAGTAAGCCAAGAGCTTGGCGAGAAATGGGTGCAAGGCGCATTGAAGATCGCAAAACTGGAAAGCGGTTTCAATTGCAAGGCGACCGGTCCAATGACCCGTCACGGTAGAGCGAAGGGACTTTTCCAGATGATTGATTCATCTGCCAAGTCTCTCGGTTTTGATCCCAAAAAGATGCACGATTGCGACGAAAATATCGCCGCCGGTGTCGCACATATGAAGATGTGCATTCAGTATGGAGTAGTAGACGCTCGCGGAATGGCCGCTTGCCATGTAGCTGGGTGGGGTAACTGGAACGTAAGATTGGCCAGACGCCCAGAGCGTTACAAGCAGCACTACATCAAGCTGGCGACAGCATAACCGGGGGAGCTTCGGCTCCCCCTAACCCAACGAGCCCAACATGAAGGAAAAAAAATACGGCATCATGGATCTAAAATGGGGTGTCTGCCGATACATCCTGAACAAAGACACGAGTCGGCCCGAATATTGCTGCGAACCGGTTACAAGAGGGGCCTACTGCGCGCAACATGCCAAGCTTTGCTACCTTCCTCAAAAGAAGGAAACCAAATCTTAACCCGCGCGTTGTAAGGTGTCCTTGTAGAAACGAGGCCAGCCATGATCAGAACCAAGCTCAGAGCAACCATCAAGCACCGTGACCATCTTCCCGGCACATGGACAACGCCAGTTAACCCAGATGGCTTTGAAGCCGCAGATTACATCGACAATATGGTTGACCATTTTGGATATGTGATCAGAATAGCCCTTGCGAACATCGACGACGAGCAAATCAGAAAGCAAATTGAAAAACACGCCAGAATGGCAATCAAAGGAGAAAAACATGACGTATCAAATGGACCTTCACAATCACTACAAAAATGTGCGCGCTCGATTGAACGCTGGACCACCAGTTAAACTTCCCGCACCTGAACCTGAGCCTGAGCCTGAGCCAATAGTTGAGGTAGCGCCAGAACCTATCTTGCCTCTTGCCTATCTAAAACCTTTACCTGAAGCTGACTTGATGCGCGGGTTTATGGGGTCGATTGAGACGCGATTGAAGATCCATCCAATCCTTGAAAAGCACCGCATCACTTGGAGGGAAGTTTGCGCAAAGAACCAGAAAGCTCCGTTTGTTAAGGCCAGAACTGAAATCTATATTGCTCTCAACGCAACCGGCTGGTCCTTGAAGCAGATTGGAAACTTGGTTGGAAAGCGNGATCANACNACNGTTCTCAACAGCATTCAGNGGTTTGTAAAATCCTANATGACAGACNCAGAACGCGANATGTGCAAAGACCTTGAGTTTTCGCATGTGCGTTATTGTTACGGTAAAATGAGCATCAAAGAAAATGAAGAAACTTGAATCAGCCCTATGGGTAGCAGCTATCTATGGGATCAGCCTTGTGGCGTTCCTTCTTGCGACTGGAGCAGATTAGATGATCGACATTAACAAAACGTACCGCACCCGCGATGGCCGTGAAGTCCGCATCTATGCGACGGATGGGGGCGGTAGAAATCCTATTCACGGGTCCATTAAAGATGAGGATGGGTGGATTTTTCAGGTTTGGCCCAAAAGTGGTCGTTATATTAATGAAGATGAGGACTATAGAATTGACCTCATCGAAGTCCGCCCCCGCCACAAGCGAACGGTGTGGCTGAATGTGTATGGAGGCGACTGGGATGCCTACACAGCAGAGAGCAAAAAAGATGCGGATAAAAATGCTTCTGATGACCGCATCGCCTGTATCAAGGTCGAGTTGGATTTTCAAGAGGGAGAGGGGCTATGAGCGACGATCTTGTGAGGGAATTGCGTTTTTGGAACGGCGGTTACAGATCGGACGAAAAGATGAAACGAGCAGCCGACCGCATCGAGAAGCTTGAGGCGGCGCTGCGGGAGATAGCCAAGACTGTCACCATTAAGGATGAAAACTGGCACCCATCTTACCATGATTTCAGTTTTACGCAGACGCAAGTTGAGGGTCTTTCAGAGGCGCTTGCCGCAAGATTAATGATAGCCCGCAAAGCACTGGAGGGGAAAGATGTTTGAAATTGTATGCGAAGTCGCCAATACGTCTGGTAAAATACTCACCATAGAAACCTCTATCCCAGAGGCCGAAAAGCCAGATGTCCAAATGTTGAAGAGCGGACAGCAAATGGGCGTGTTCGCCAGCCCGACAAGAAGCACCGTCAAGATCACCGTTGTTTCTGTAGAAGATGCCGACCGTATCGACGAGCTTGGTGCTGCAAACGACAAATTGTCTTGTGACGCTTTGCAACTATATGACCGCATCGAGAAGCTGGAGGCGGCGCTGGATGATGTCGCCGGGTATCTGGCACGGGCCGACTGGTATTATCTCAAGCCGGAAACGCGCAAAGCACTGGAGGGGAAAGATGACTGATCTTGTGAAGGAGTTGCGTGCCTCATATGATCCAAATGATGCAGTGCCAATGCAGGTATGTCTTGATGCAGCCGACCGTATCGAGAAGCTGGAGGATGCTCTAAAAGAAATCCTCAGTCTTGGCTCTTGGGGGGCCAATGATCTGGCGCGTACAGTGGCCCGTGAGGCCCTAGAAGGAAAAGAGGGGGCCTAAGCCCCCTCTAACTTTTACTGAGCCTCAAGAGCCATGGTAATCTGGTCAGCCAGTTCCTGAAGGGCATCACGCACCTGCATGGAGACCAGCTTCATATCTTCATCTGCAATGAGCATGTCGATCAGGGAGCTGACGGCATCCTGCAAGGAGATGTCGTACTTGGTATTTGGGTCTGTAAGTTCTTCGCTCGAATGAACGCGCAGCACCATAGGATCTTCGATGGGCTCGCCACCTTCTCCGTCGCAGGGAGAATCGCCCACGTTCCACACGATGGGAAAGCTGCAATCACCAGCCAAAACGTCAGACTCTTCGTCTTCGTTTTCCTCGTTTTCCTCATCGTCATCAGCAAATTCTACTGTGCAGATGGCGAACTGGATTTCCATGCAAGCGTCATCAATCGCTACCTGAATTTTGTCCAGAGCATCATTGACGGTCTTACGCAATGCTTCAATGCTCATCACAGTCTCCTAGTGCTTGGGTTAGCTTGTCTACACTACCGTCATTTTATGACGCTTGTTTGGGGCCACCGCCCTCAATAACCCGAACTTCTGCCGTAGATGTGGCCTTGATTGAAGAACACAACTTTCTCATCATTGTGTAGCTCAGGTCTCTAATCACCACATCTTCGCAGCCTTCTGCAAAACGGGCCACATGCACGAAGGCGTAGGCTCGTTGTGATACAGGGTCGTCAAATGTTGGCAGTTCATCGTCCACAAGCTCCACAATGTCGTCATCGCCGTCACGCATCTGGCTCATCCTTCTTTGGTGTAAACCAAGAATTGTCATCAATGGGCTGGGAGTGGGTTCGCATGTAATGGATGCTGGGCTCTCGATGAAATGAGCGAAGCCTGTCACGCTCAAGATCGCGCACCCGTTCATGCAACTGCATTACCTTGAGATTTAAGGTAATCAATTCACGCGCCATTTCATCTTCGGCATCCATCACCCCATACCTCAACCGGAATGCGGATCGCAGCTCCTCTGCGAACGGACTCAAATCATCAAACTTCATCCGTACTTTTCCTGAAGCTGGCGCATGTCAAGGAAGCGATGGGATACAATGTGGCCCGCCTTCAAGCTCAGTTCGTAGATGCCATAGGACCAGCCGCTGGTAGCCGTGCCTGCGTACTTGGCGACATACCCATCCGGCATGGCGCTTCCCAAGTTGAGAACTTCGATAGAGTTATTGATGCCGATCTTGGGTGCTTTGCGGTAGGACGAGCGGTGAGTGTGGCCGAACACGATGCTGTGCGTTGCGTGATTGGCAATCTGATTTTCACTGTTTTGTCCGCCATACGGCTTCCCCATGATGTTCTTTGGAACGTGTGTAAACCCGACACCATCTATGAAAAGCCATTGGCCGTAGGAATGCAAGCGCCACCGATAGCGCGCACACAGTTCTTCAAACTGAATATAGAGCGTTCCAACAGTTTCAGCGTTTTTGTTCTCAAATCGTTGTATCCGCTCTTCGTGATTCCCGGCAGTCAATTCCATTGGAATATCTAAATCTTTGATTTCTTTGTAAAATAAACACATGGCCTCTTCGCAGCTTTCCATGTCCACCTTAAAGGATGGCCGCATGGCATGGCTGACGCTACCCGGCGCTTCGTGTGTGGAGACAGAATCCCATGATGCAAAGTCACCGATCTGCACTACCCGATGTGGCATTGTAGCTACAACGTGCTTGCCAATCCATTTGAAGCGTTCTTTTGACATGCCGGGTTGGTCATGCGTATCCCCGATGGCAATGACTTTCGTTTCATCTGTACGCCCACCGATGTAACGAGGCTTGCTGTTGGAAATGAAAGACANCCGCCGCTTCAGGTCATCTATCTCTTTTTCCATTTCTTGAACTTTGCCGACACTATCAGCAATTTTTATGGGTTCCCCCCGTTTCATTCTTTTTCGAACAGTTGCCTCTGCCATACCTAAAATGTCTGCGGTCCTACGGATCGAGCCGTGTTTTTCACACAATTCTCGCATTTGATGGCTTGTAAGGTACATAGGCATGTTCCCCACTTCGATAATGTGATGTATCATGGAATTGTGAATAATTAAACAAACGGAAACAGTCTAATGGACCAAATCCTCAAACACGGTTGGCACTGGAGCTTTGGGTGGCTGCGCCGCACTGAATTTGATCAGGGCGGTTTGTATTGTTATGAAGAGCCGGATGGTGATCTTGTCATGTCATCTCACCCAGCACATGCAATAGCCATCTATCTAGATCAACGTAAGGACGACAAAACCGGCAGGATCTACACCTGTTTTTCCCCCATAGCAAAAAGGCCAATGAGATATGATTCTTCAGCTAAATCCCCCCGTACCAGTTGAAACGCCCAAGGGTAAGGGCATGTGTGTTGCCTTGATAGACTATGGCCCAGATTATGATTTGATTTGGGTGTGCTTTCAGGACGACACACGAGAATGCTGGTCATGGCGCAATCAGGACATTCGAGCGCAATCAAACATAACGACAGGCAGAAAATGATCCACTTTATCTGGCTTACACAATCCGGCAGCAGGCCGTTCAGCTTCATTAATGCACTGGCGGTTCTTGCTGCGGCAAAACACCACACCGACCCCATTATAATGTGGGTGAATGAGGAACCAAAAAACAACTCAAATTGGCAGATGGTAAAAGACCTATTCAAGATCCGTCCTACTGAAGTTCCGGCAGAGGTTGGCGGCGTACCCCTTACTTACATCCAGTACAAGGCAGACGTGCTGAGGCTTCAGATCCTCCAGAAACTGGGTGGTATCTACCTTGATACAGATAGCCTGCTGCTGCGCCCCCTGACGCCCTTGGTGGGGCCTGAAATGGTGCTGGCAAGGGAGAGCCCTGACTCGCTGGCCATGTCGCCCATCATCTGCAAGCCGGGGGCTGAGTTCATTGAAAAATGGCTCGAAAGGATTCCGGATGCGCTTGAGGTTGGCACATGGGCCTATCACGCTGTAAATTTACCTGTGGAAATCTCGAAGGAAATTCTTTGCGATATTCGCCCTCAGCAAGAGTTTTTTCCTTTTGATCTTAGGCACAATTACCTCTTCGACGACGGGCGCGCGGACGAGCATATGGAGCGCATGGGAGACCCCTACGCGCTCCATGTCTATGAAACCTACTGGGCGGGCTATCTGAACGGCGTAGACGAGATCTACATGAAGACTCGCGACACGCTGTTTGCGAGGCTGTTTAGGGATTTGGTGTAGTACGCCGACCATGAATTGTTAATACGGACGTGCCATCTTCATCTTTCGTTCCACGAGTAGTTGGAGACATCAGCGCACCCCTAGAAAGAGGGCCGACTGGTGTTTCAGCCAAATAACTACCAATTTGCCCAGCCTTGTATGCCGTCTCGCCCATGAGGCGAGGGGATGCAAGTGCAAGAAGAGGAAGAGCTTTGGCGGCCCCTACTAGCCCAAGGGTATGGGCTGCTCCTGCCCCTGCCCCTGCTGTCAGAAACTGCCCAACACCAGTCTTCAAAGCAAGTTTATCAAGCCCGCGAGGGCTCCAAGAACTCATAGATTGCCCAGCTATAGCTGCTGGCAGTGAAGGCTCATATTGAGCCAGTTCTTTCATAAGCTCTCCACGATACCCCCAATTTGTATTGGCGTTGTTCCTCATTACGGACTGAAGCTTCCGAATCGCCGTATCTTTGTTTCCCTCAGTTGAAAACGTTTTCTGAATATTTTTAATTTCGTCTGACTTTGTGGCGTAGTTCTCCATGATCTCGCCATAGCGAGGGTCCTGCTTGATGATCTGTTTTTTGATTTCGTTGTAGATATTGCTGGCAATCAGATTTTCTCGTGTTTCAGGTTCCGTTTTTACAAGAATGTCACCGATTGCCTGTTTCAGCGCGTCAAAACCTTCCGCCGTGTAATGAGCGAAATTCAGATACTGCCCTTGAGGAGTAGTTACAACTTCTGGTGGCTGTGCTTTCCATTCGGCCACTTTGCCACGAATTGCATCAAGGGTTTTCAAAGCCTCTTCGTCTTTTGTAGCGCCCTTAAATTTTGCAATGTTGGCTTCCGCATCAGATAAGGCTTGCTCAATAGGCTTGTAATCAAGCATCTTTGGGCCACCAAGATTAAGCTTGGCCATGCCCTGCTTATACTCAGCAACCTTTTCCGCATGTTTTTGATCTAACGCACTTTTTGCTAAATCAACGATATTTTCAATGGGAACATTTCCACGAAGATTGTCTATGAAAGCGGTTTCGCCTTCAGCGCCAGCCTTTGCAGCAGTTCTGATAGGTTCAGAGCCTTGTCCTGTTGTAAAACCAATTGTTTTAGAAACAGCGGGTTCAACAACATTCTTTCCTACAAACTTCGCGGCTTCACCAACCGGCTTCAGAGGGTCTATGACGCGCCCGGCAGTAGCCGCTATTTCACCAACTTTTCCAGCCAGACCGGGCAATTTAGCAGCGGCTGAGCCACCGCCAGTCAACAACATGGAGGCATCGAGCAAGAGCCCGGCGGGGTCTTCCTCAAATGTCTTCATTACGTTTTCAACGCCGCCGTAACGATCAGCCAAATGCTGACCAACCGCGTTTATAACGCGCTCGTTTTCTTCTTTGGCTTTAGGGTCATTGTTTACAAGCCCAAGCTTGGAC